AATGTTCTACAAGGTGGTTCAAACCAAGAAAATCAGTACGGAGCTATCCCTGTAGTTCTAGGAAGAGTACGATATACTCCGCCTGTAGGAGCAAAGACTTTCGTAGAAAACGAAGGTGATACTAGTTATATGCGTATGCTTGCAGTATGGGGTTACGGCCCTTTGCAGATTACTAGTATGAAACTAGGTAATGTAAGTATAGATAACTATGAAGAAGTAGAGCAACAGACTTTATACGGAACTGCAGAAGACACCTTAGCTGCCGAGGCTACATTCAACAATATCTACGGTACCGATGTTACTCAACAATCTCCTAATCTTAAACTAGAGTGTCAGCAGCATTTCTTATCAGAAGTTATTGTATCAAACGGAAATCAGTTTACTGTAACGATAGATAATCAGTCAAACACAAAAGTACATGATCTACAACTAGGAGACTATATCGAAGTACTCCGGTATAGAAAAACTCCTGAGTTTTTAAATATTGTTGTAGAAAATCTTGAAGTAATTCAAATTATCAGTGATGTAGTGTTTAAATGTCAAGCATCTACTGGAACCTACACAAACGGTACTTTTGCTCAGTATTATACAGAAGGCCTAGAAGATGCCTATTTCAGGGGAGGTAACAATTGGAATGAATACACAATTTCTCAAGAAGTAGATAGGATAGGTATTACAGTAGGTTTACCAAACGGTTTATATGGAATATCTAAAGACTCGGGTAATGACTTAGAGAGGTCTGTTAGTGTACAAGTTCAACTACGACCTGTAGGTGAAACTACATGGAATGAGTCCCAAGAAAATATTAATAGTAAATCTTTTACTCTACCTACAGCTTACTTCAATATTGATAGTGATGTAGAACTAGAACCTGTCTACCAATGGCACTATGTTAATGTAGACCGTAATGGTACACTGGTTCTAAGAAGTGGTAGTATCAGTAACAATAAAAATTCAAACCCATCTGGAACTTTCTTAACAAGACTACAACAAACAGAAGGTACTGGATTTAATATTACATTAAACTATCTACCTGTATCATTAGCACAAGAAGAAACTATTTATAAAGTCTGTGTACTAGGTTCTGTAATCACAGATTTGATTGATACTAGGTCTAGCGCAGCAGTAACTGGTTGTATCAGCACTCCCTCTCCAGGGACAGGTTTATCTGCTGGTCTAAACCTAAGTATAGCTCAAGGTGTAATAAATAGAATTCAGATCAGTGACGGAAGTTTTAGTATTTCAAAAAGTGCTTACTACATAAAAGATGTTGTCAAGTATGGATTCTATAAAACTTTGTATTTTACAGTAACCTCTGGACAATATGAAGTAAGAGTAAGAAGGAACAACTCTAATACTTTTTACACAGATACTACTGTAGACGATTGTTTTCTTAATACTATCACTGGGTATACTAATACAAGACCTTTGCAATTACCAAAAGATAGCTTTAATAATAAAATTAAAGTAGCTAGGACGGCTATTAAGATTAGGTCTACGGGACAGATCAATGGATTAGTAGAAGGCTTGACTGCTACTGTACAAACACTAGGCGAGGATTACATAGGAGGTGTTTGGGTAGCTAACAAACCAATCAGGAATCCTGCTGCATTGTTTAGGTGTGTACTAAAACATCAAGGCAACGCAAGAGCTAGTAGTGTTCAACTTAATGATACAGCCATCAATGATTGGTATTTGTATTGTAAGACTAACGCTTTCAACTTTGATAAAGTAATTTTAGATAGTACTTCCCTACTAGATATTCTACGTGATATTTGTGCATCTGGTAGAGCTTCACCTACTCTTGTAGATGGTAAATGGTCTGTTGTTATAGATAAGCCTAATTCAGTTATTGCCCAGCACTTTACTCCGCACAACTCTTGGGGTTTTGAAGGCACGAGGTCTTTCCCTAATATTCCACATGCTTTCAGGGTAAACTTTAATAACCAAGAAAAGGGTTTTCAGCCAGATGAGATGGTTGTTTACAACGACGGATACTCTTCAACTAATGCTACACTATACGAAACAATAGAACTCCCTGGTGTTACCGAGCCAAGAAACATCTTCAAACACACAAGGTTTCATCTTGCCCAGCTAAAGCTAAGGCCTGAGGTCTATACAATAAACACAGATATTGAGCATATTGTATGTACAAGAGGTGACAGAGTAAAAGTAGTTCACGATGTACCAAGTTGGGGTCTAGGTAGTGCAAGAATTACATCAGTATCTACAGACGGATTGACTGTTACATTAGACGAATCTTTACCGTTTGATGCTGGCGTACAGTACAGTCTTCGTATTAGGTATGTAAATACAACATCAGACTCAGTAGATAGTATATTAAAAACAACTGTAGCTAAGTCGTCCGATGGTTATTACAATCAGGTTACACTAACAGCAGCACTAACTACAGATCAGAAAGAACCGGGTAACTTGTGTTTGTTTGGAGTTTTGAATGAAGAATCTGTAGACCTGCTTGTTCAATCAATCGAACCTCTTGATAACCTATCAGCTAGACTTACATTAGTAGATTACTCTCCTGCTATCTTTGATTCGGATAGTGAAGTAATTCCTATGTTTGATAGCCAGATTACAAAAGCACCAGACTTACTTGTTAAGGTAATTACTTATAAGCCTGTAATCAGATCATCAGCTATTGTAAGTAATGAAAAGGTAATGGAGAAGATTGGTCCGAAGAGTTACATATATAAGATGCTAGTTCCTATTGAGACTCTTAGTACCTCGAACGCAGCTTCTCAGAAAATCACTAATGCTGTAGCAGAAATTAAACTGTCTACGGGGTCTGTATGGCAAAAACAAACTTCAATTAGGTTAGAAGAAAAAGGTTTCTTGTTCTCTGGACTTATTGAAGGTAAGTCGTACAACATTAGAGTAAAGTATGTTTCTTCTGAAGGTAGGAGTGGACCCTGGTCTAACATAGCTACTCATACAGTAGTAGGTAAAACAAACCCACCTAATAGAGTAGGGGTATTGTTTGCTGCTACAGCAGAAGGAAATAAACTAAGACTACGTTGGCCTACAAATACAGAAGTAGATGTAACAAGGTATGAGGTAAGGGAATCTGATTCCGGTTGGGGAACAGCAGGAGAAGTTTTCAGGGGAGATGCAACTACTTGTTTAGTAGATCCCGCTGCGGCTGGAGTAGTTAAGACTTGGTATGTCAAGGCTATTGATGCGGCTAATCTCTATAGTGCATTAGCAAGATCGTATAGTTTTACTGTACAGTTTCCACCTAATCTAACTGCTGTTTCTCAAGATATAGTAAAAACAAACAAGACTAGTCTTGAACTTGCAATCGATTGGAATGACTCTACTAAGACTACATTTTCTATCGCTGGGTATGAAATCAGAACTTCAAACTCAGACTGGGGTGCGAGTACAGGCTTCAAGTACAAAGGTAGGGCCAGTGCTGCAAGACTTACAAGTGTATCTTCTACCGCAAGTACGAACTACTACATCAAAGCTTACGACTTAGACGGTAATTACAGTCAAACAGCTTTTCTGTTTACTCACGATGTAACTGCTCCTGCTACAATGGCTTCAGCTACTGTTTCTGTAACAAGATCGAAAGCACTGCTTAATTTTGTTATTAATTCAGAACCAGCAAAACCTAAAGACTTTGAATGCTATGAGTGGCAAATCGGTAAGGTAGGTACTCCTGGTATTATTGATGGCACTACAGATAACTTCTGGAATGATCCCGATGTTGTAATTGTAGAATCAACTATAGATAAAGCATCTGTAAGTCTACTGTTATTTCCAACACCAAGGTACTCAACTGTAGGTGTAAAATACAGAGTAGCTGTTAGGATGAAAGACAAGTCGGGGAACTATTCTCCTGCTTCTGCTCTTGGAGCTATTACAGTAACAAAAATAACATAAGGAGTTTATATGGCAGCAAACGTCACGGCTAGTATTGCATCTCTGATTCTTACTCTAGATGATCCTGTACGTGACGATTTGACTTCAGTAAAAGTATGGGCTAGTACAACATCAGGTTTTACTCCTTCTAGTAGTAACCTAGTGTTTACTGGTAAATCGTTTACTGTACTGATTTCAAATCTGATCCCACTAACGACGTACTATATAAAGTATGCCTATATTTCAGAGATTGATATAGATGATTATGAAATATCTGCGCAGCTTTCAGGTGTACCTAACAAGATTGATGGTGATCTTGTTATTGACGGCTCTATAACAGCTAGTAAACTAGATATCCAGAGCCGTAACATGCTCACAGACATAGACTCGTTTGAGCAGTATTCAGGTAAGGAACCTCCAGGTACTTCCGGGGTGTCTACAAATACTGTATCTTCTGATTTTGCTTATCACGGCTCTTACTCATTAAAGCACGTTAGCACTGCAGCAAACTCTTTTAAATATC